TTGAGAAGTATTAAATGGATTTGTTGGTGTATACTGATAGCCTATATCTTGAACATTTCTTTTATTATCATCAAGATAACTATCAAATTGTTTTTTGATTTCAGGTAGAGTCATTCCTTTACCCTCCATCATTACTTTGACGATACCCCCAATACCTTCACCACCGTTAAAATCTGTGCCTTTTAAAAAGAATGGTCCTGGAGTAATATCAATTTTTAATGAGTTTCCTTCTTCTCCTGCCAGAGATCCGATTACAAACTGATTCCCTTTTATTTTTCCATTTGGATATGCTTCTTTTAAAATATCAATCTGCACAGATGCAGGAACTTTTCTGCTAATTTCTTCTACTAAATCTATTGCAGAAATACTAGATTTAGTCTTGTCAAACGGTACTACACGCATTATATTGATCCTTGTAACCTTAAGTTCTTTAAGAGAGAGTTTTCTTCATGCTCTCTCTTTTTTTAATCGTTCCAACAAGTTTTGTTAAATTCACACCATTTACAAGTAAAATATTCTTTATTATGTGCTATTCTTGGCAACATATCAGATGCTTTTGTAGCGATTAATATATTAACGCCCTTATCACTAATTCTTTGTGCTAACTCTTTATCAAATGGCACTAGTTCATAATAAATTTCGCAAGTATTTTTATTCATTACTGTAAACAAAGCTGGATTTTCGTGAAGATCCATATAGGCTTGATATACAGCTATTTGTGCTGCATATGTAGGATTTGCTTTTGTAACTCCTACACGAGTAAATTCTTTAAACTTTTTATCGTTTGCTGATTTACATTCCCATAGCATCGGATAATTTAATTCAACAGGGCCTCCACATATTACACCGTCTATATGTCCTTTTATTTGGTCATCAGCTATAGAGAACCCAAACTGTTCACCTTGTTTGTCAACAGTTCTTAAATCAAACCCTGATTGTTTAATCCACTCTGCTTTCATATCTTCTATTTCATGTCCGAATTGAAAAATACGCAATGTCTTAGCATTAAATTCTTTTTCTTTATCAGGATTTATACCCATAAAACGGTATTGTATTTTTCGTGAACATTCCTCTCCTAAACTTGAACCACCAAGATATTTTCTTTTTTGTTTTTTTTTGTTGTTATCAACAATTGATTTATCAATAACATCAGATATTTTTTTTATTTCTTCAGAAAGGTATTCCTGACGATGGAGGCCACTTGCCACCTGACCAGTTAGAGTAAGACTGTTCCAATCTATTAAGGTCTTTTCCATCTTTAATGTCTCCTGCCTCTTGTACTATAAATATTAAACCCTCAACTTGATCTGTTGTTAAATCTTTTAATTTTGTGTCCCATCCAATATGTTTACAAGCGTTTGCAAATTCCATAATTGGTTCTTCTTTCTTTATATCGTCCATAGTTATGTCTCCCACTTTAGTTACTTTAGCTCCTTCAAAAACTCTTAATACTTCTTCAACAATTTTATTCTTCATTTTCTCCACCCAAACTTGCGTATCCTGCAATATCAATCCATTGATCTAATGACTTTCCATTCATTAAACGAGATGCCTTGACCATCATCATACACAAATAGACTTGTGCTACACTTATTTCTTTTTCTAAAACAACTGACCATAAATCTGCTATGCGTTTATGATTAAGATAAGCATCTCCATATTCTTTTGCTCGATCACCATTTACTAATTCTTTTGCTTTATCTAAAATATCACTACGCTGCATATTTATATCCATTCTTTTTTACTACGTTATCAATAACGCTTTTATTCCAAAGATAATTTAACCAGCAAGCACCTTTGTATTTATTAAAAGAAAAATCAAAGCTACTTACTTCCATGCCTTGTAAACTTAAATGATCTCTCTGTTTTTGAGATAAAGGTTCATTCAACCATCTCTTTGTTTTCTTTGCAGCGTCTGTGCTTTCGATCTCTCTTAGAAAATCATCTGAAGCAGCAATCGCTTGTTCTTTTGTTCCAATTGCAACAGTTCTAACCTGACCGTTCTTTTTCTTTACAATCCCAATTGAGTTTTCACCAACTGTCGCTATAATTCCAAATCCATTAAAACCAGATGCCATCATCATTTTACCGCTGCCTGTCATATCAATCCAACGAAACGGAGAATGTTGTAATAATTCAAATTCAGTCATCATAAATTCTGATATTGTAGAGGTAACTTTATTAGAGCCAAATATAAAGCCACACAAAGGGCATTCTTTAGAGTTAAGTGGGACATCAGCGTGACATTCAGGACATGACTTCTCAGGTCCCTGACCTTCAGTTAGCTTATCTGACCCATCAAGATCCACACGATCATCAATAGAGCCATGTGTAAGGATTGAGCATCCGAAATCTAAAACAATACAATCTTTTTTAATAACACCAGGATAGATTTCTGGATCAACAGTACGAAGTCCACGACCAATCATTTGAACCATTGTAGACTTATAGCTACAGGGTCTATTGAGAATAATACAAGACACGGGTGGTGCATCAAATCCTTCTGTGAGAACTGCTACATTAACGACAACTTGAGTATCTCCATGCTCTAAATCTTCTAATATTTGCTTACGTTCTTCTCTTGGTGTCTCACCGGTGACCATGTTTGCTATGATATTATTATCTTTAAATTTTTCGAGAACATCTTGTGCATGACGCACTGTTGAACAAAACACAATTGTTTTTCTACCAGATGCTTTTTCTTTCCATTCTTTAATAATACGTTCATTAATGACAGTCGTGTTCATAATCTTTTCAACTTCAGACATATCAAAGTCATCGACTGTTTTTCTAACGTGATTTAAATCAATTTCAACTCCAACATCAATTACAAATGCTTTTGGCTTTACAAGAAAACCTTCACGAATAAGTGTGGCTACTTCAATCTGATGTGAGCAATTATTAAATACATTTCTTAAACCTTTTTTGTCACCCCGATTAGGTGTAGCTGTAAATCCAATAATTTCTGACTTTGGATTATCTGTTCGAACTTTATTAATAACTTTCTTATAACTCTCTGCTGCTGCATGGTGGCTTTCATCAATAACAAGCATATCAATTGGACGCATTGTTGATAGATTATTTTCTCTAGATAATGTTTGAACCATAGAAAAAACAACATCACCATTCCAGTTCTTTTGAGATCCATCTACAATTGACGTAGAAATATCTGGATTAATTTTATTAAATTTTATACTGTTTTGTGAAACAAGCTCATCTCTATGTTGTAGAACTAAAACACTTTTATTATTTTGGTATCTGTTTTTAATCAATGCAGATAACATAATTGTTTTACCTGCTCCAGTTGGAGCAACGACAATAGTATTAGAGTGTTTATCTAATGCTTTACCAGCATCTTCTATTGCAACTTCTTGATATGGCCTGAGCAACATTGTAACCTCATTTTTTTGGTGAGGGAGTTAAACGGCACACGCTCCCTCGGTCGTGGTCCAACAGGTGCAAAGGTGACCTTGCCGTTGGATTATTGCGCCCAAGTAGGTACGTTTGTACTTGCTTGAGCTTGTGGTGCAGCTTGTGGTGAGACTATCGCTCCACCGCCCGAACTAGGAATAAAATCCTTGTTGACAGGTGTAAGTGCAACCATCATTTTGTTTTGATCTGCATAACCATTAGTGCCTTTTTTAATACCAACCTTCATACAAATTTCTTTTTCATTTAACTGACCAATACCAGAGAGTTGTCGTGACTTCTGAGCGCTCTCTGACTGATCTGCTGGATCAAGCGAAAAGACACTATCAATAATAGCTTTAAGAGTACGTAAACCAATTTCTTTTGCCATAGGCATTCCGCTTTCACCTAACTTATCACCGTCAACAAAAATGTTATCCCACACTTTTCTACGATCATATGGACCTCCAACAATCGTGAACTCAATTTCAGCCCACTTTGCTTTAGAAGATGCAGAAGTTTTAAACCACTGGCCTTGACCAAACTCAGTCAATTCTGTAGTTCCACCTTTTAATTTTATCACAGCACGAACAACAGTCCCTGCTGGAATTAATTCAAAATCCCCACTATTGTTGTCTTCTGGCACATTATTTAAATCAAGCATTTTCTTTTACTCCTTCTTCATTTTGATTTTGAGTTTTTGGATCAATAAAATTAAGTGGTCGTTCAGATTGTGTAACCCCACCACTCATTTTTGCTAGAAGTTTACCTAAATGTGGCTCTTCTAAGATTTCAAGCCTACCACTACGATCTTTCGCAGGATAACCCCATTCATTAAGAGTCTGACACACGAAAGCCCGGTATGGACCTGTCGCCTCATCCCCTGTAAGCACCGCCATCGTGATAACTTCATCAACAATTCCTGGTAATTCACGAGCCGTTTTACTACCTTCAATCTGTAACTCATAAATCTTACGACTATAATCATCAGTGCGTTCATCTAAGATGCCAACAAAAATAACATTTTTTTCACGAATGTGTTGTAAGTGTGTTAACCATCCCATCATTTCTCGACCATGCATTCCGTAAGCTGCTCGTGTGTCAAGCTTTCCCGTTCTATCAGACTTATTTTCTGATTGTTGTTGACAGTACTGAAAACACAATCTCCCAGCTACGGTAATACTATCAATAAATAAAGTCTGATATTTTGATAAACTATCACCAGGCTCCCCCATAGTTTGACAAACGTAATCATAATGCGCTTTACTGTAAGGTTGATCGTCTGATAAAGATGGATTTGCACCACCAAGATAACAGGCAAAGTCTCTACATTCTGCCCAAGTTCGAGGTCTAATGACATCCAGAGGCCACCCTTCAATGGCTGCATCTCCGGCTTCCAAATCCATAAACAAAGTTGTGTCACTGTCCAAAGTTCGAGCAAGTGTGGTTTTACCCACTCCACTGCTACCTATGACCACAATTTTGTGACCACGCTTTTCTTTCATTCGTTCTTCTGCATTTATTATTGATAATGGCATTTTACTCACCTACAATTTCTATTTGAGTACTACTTATACTTGTAGTTCGAGCCTCATCAAAAAGTTTTTTTAAGTCAGGTGGGGCTGATTTATATGTACGTTCATCTATTAATAATTTCTTTTTGACATAAAAATCAGCCAAATCTGAACGCATGGAATCATTAATGTGTTTTAATTGAGCTTGATCCCAATCGACTTTTTTTCGAAGAACAACTTTAACTTTTTTGTTGTTATCTACAACATATGTCGTTCCAAAATCTTTCTTTTCTTGACTCAGTTGATTTTTTGCACGCTCCAAATACAACATTTCAATTTTATCGTTTAGTGATTTTAATATTTCTTTATCTTGTAAGATTCGAGTCCTGACAGAATCTCTTTGTATAAATATATCTATCTCAGTCATTCGACTGTACTCCTTTGCTTAATGAACTTTCAACAGAATTGGAATCTGTGTCAATTATTTGAGCATACTTTGCCTATCATGTCAAACATAAAAATAAATTTTATTTAAGTTCTTGTTTTCTTTGATAAATAAATATCAATATTGTAAATTGCTTTCATAAGTTTTTTCTTTAACTTAAACTCTGGTGTCTCAACACCTTTAGCATCTTCAACAACATCTTCTATAGAACCATTGGCGTGTTCTAATTTATATCGAAAATCAGCTATATACTTACAAATCTTATGTTTATTGACTGTTATATCGTAAGACACCTGTAGTTCTAACTCTGTCACAATACCACCACGCTCCATTGCTTTGAGTTGACCATAGCGTTCAGATTCCCATTTCGAATCAAAAGTGATTCCATCAACAACAGTTTTTTTCGCACCGTACTTATTTCTTGACTTGATCCACTTGGGATTATATGTTCTTTTTATAGCCATATGTGGGAGAATAACAGAATGTCAGATACGAGTAAATTTAAAAGTGTAGGTATTGGACTGGAAACTTATGGCAAATTGGTTAGGATTTCCAAAGAAGAACATAGATCAATTGGTCAACAAGTATCAAAACTGGTGGATCAAGAATATACTAATAGATATGGTAAAGATGTTGTTGAAATTGGATCAAAAAACTCTGTTATATCAAGAGGTGTAGGATCTCTTAACGATTAAGTAAAGATGCACTACCCAAACCACCAAGTAAAGATGTTGCAACGGCTGGATTTTGTGCTGCACGTTTTCTTATTGCACTCTGTCTTACCATCTCAATAGGACTTAAAGGTTTTGTTCTGACTGGAGCAACTTGTTGTTTTGGAATTTGTATGTTTCTTTTTGGAGTATTAAATACACTAACATCAGAAAGAGATGAGGATCTTTCTGGTCTTTGATTTATTTGCTCTAAAAACATTCTAGGTAATGCTTGATCTTTAACTCTTGAAGCAACTCTAACTTTTTCAAAAATATTTCCTGCCTTACTTAGTTTTTTACTTGCTTGCTCTGAAGCATCTTTACCAGCAATTTCATTTATTAATTGTCCAACAGCCATTTGAGTTGATTCAGCACCTGAATCTTTTAATTTTTTTTGTATTTCAATATATCGAAGTAAATTTTCTTTATTTGCTAAAATTTTTGCTGTTAATTTCATTCTAAGTAATTTAGGAAAGTTTTTAATTGGAGCAGCGGATAATCCTGCAGCAGCAATAGCTCCCTCTTTTGTTACATCTCCTAAAACAACTAAATCATCTGCTAATTGTTTTAATGCTGCTTCTCCATCTTCACCTAATAATTCTTTTAA